AGCTGGCGTACGCCGCAATCGCGGGGGCCCTAGCGCGACGCGCACATACCCTGGGCTGAATTATGCCAGGGCGCGATGGGGCCCCTCGCTCCAACAGGGAGAGGGAAATGACGGACGAATGGTCGCCGAGCGAAAAGCTCGAAGCGAGAATCGAGGAGCTCGAAGCGAGAATCGAGAAGCTCGAAGCCGCAAAGGCCGAGGCCGAGCGGCTCGCGCTCGAATGCGGCAAACGACTGGCGGCGGCGAACGGCTCGACCGAGTATTGGCACCGCGTCGCCGACGAACGGGCGGCGGAGATTGCGCGCATTCGCGGGCTCGCGCCGAATAAAGCCGAGCAGGTCAACGGCTTCGGCCCCCTCGAAGTCGTGCGCTTGCTCGTCGACCTGCCCGCTCACAAGCTCACGGCCGGCGCAATCGGCACCGTCGTCGAGGTGTTCGCGCACGGCAAGGCCCTCGAAGTCGAGTTTGCCGACGACGAGGGCAAGACGCTCGCGGTCGCCACGCTGCGCCCGAGCGAGGTGGAGCACACGGGGAAGGTGGACCCGTGAGCGCTGCCCGCAAACCCCGCCGCAGCATGCGCCAGATGCTCGACAGCATGCCTTTCCCCGAGGCAAAGGCCATCTACCTGATGGAGCGCGTCGCCGCCATCGAGGATCAGATCCTGAACGTGCTTGAGCTCGCCGGAGACGAGGGGCGAGAGCTCATCTTCAAGCGCCGTCCGGAGCTGCGAGAGCTCTACGAGCGGACCAGATAGGAGGGAGACACCGCCGCGGTTTCGGCGACTGATATCGCCTGCCCTTTCCTGCTGGCGCTTGCGCCGCTAGGGCTCATCCTCTGTGCCGGCCCGGGGATTTGCAAGAGGGAGTTGGGGGGTCAGGCCCCCATTTGTGGGGGCTGCGGCCCCCTTCAGCGCGCGCCGACGCGCCATCGCCAGCCGCTCTTTCTCTTTTTCCTCAAAGAATCTGCGGTTTTTCATGCATTCCGCCCCCTGTTTCGCGCGGAAGTGGCCGATCGCGCGCATAGCCGTCTGTTCAGTGACGTACGGGATGGGCTCAAAGCAGGCGCCCCGGCTCACTCGGTACAAAATGCCGCGATCGTCGGCCCATTTCTTTAGGGCGCCGCTCGAAATGCGCAGATAACGCGCCAAATCCTTCACAAAAACGCGGTCTTTCGTCGTACCTGCGTCTTTGCCCAGTGGTATTGGCTCGTCACGGCTCGGCCGGCGTGCCATCCTGACCTCCATGAGTAAGGGGTTCGCTCTCCGCCAAGAGCTCGCCGACGAAAATCTCAAGATCCAGCGAATGGCCCGGATCGAGGAGCTCGAAAACCGCGTTTTCGAGACTGCTGCCGGGATTGTCGAGGCGCTGTTCGCGTTTCACGAGGTGAGTCCGCAGCAAGCGGAGCCGCCCGCCTCCTGGATCGCCGAATTCGGGGAAGAAGCAGCGATGCAACGCCTGGCCGTCGCGAAAGCGGGGTGGCTGCCGCCGAGTCTCTCGCCGACGGCCGTCAATCACGCCGTGAAGATGATGACCGGCATCAGCCGCTCTCGCGCGCACAAGACGAGCCTCACGCAGAACAACCTGAACGTCAAACTCGTCTTGCCGGCACCCACGAGTCGCGAGCATCCGGGCCCCGTCGTGTACGAGACGAAAGACCTCGACGAATGAGCTTCCGGCAGAAGGAAATCCGCGTGATCCGCGCGCTTCGCGCTGCTGGGCTCAACTGGGTGCAGATCGCTGACGGGCTCGGGCGCGACGTGCGTTACATCATCATGGTCGGGCGCATGAAACCGAAGATGCGACGATGAAGATCGGCGAGCGCATGCTCCGGCTCGACGACGGCACGGTCGGCACCGTCGAGCTCGTGATCCTGCCGGGGACGGAGATCCCCGAGAAGCGCGTCGTGTACATGGATCGCGGCGAACGGCGCATCGGCTCGCGTAACGAGCGCTGGGTGAGCGCCGAGCCGCTGCCGATGCCGCTGCGCGCCGAAGAGAAGTTTCTGATCGCTCTCCACGCCGATAAAGCGCTGCGCGCGTACGAGAAGAACGAGCCGCTCAAGTTTTGGGAGCTGCCGAAGCTGAGCGATGAGCCCTACGACAACGAGCTCGTCGTCGCCATCCTCACTTACCTGTCTCGGCGCGAGCTCGAACGCGCCAAACCCACAAACGAGTAGACGAGACAAAAAACGCTGGCTAGGGGGGCCGCGTTTTGGATCGGAGCATCTACACCCCGTCTCCGTGGAGCTCGAAATTCCACCAGACGACGGCTGATGAGGTTTTGGGCGGCGGAAGCGCTGGCCCCGGCAAGAGCCTCACCCTGCTGTGGGATCCGATCGTCACGCAGGCGATCATCGAGCACGCGCGCTGCACGGGGCAGCTGCTCGACGAGCTGCCGGAGTGGATCGCCGATCTCTGCCGCAAGCATCCCATTCGTCGCGGCGAATCGGAAGGCCACGCGCTGCATTTGCGCCGTTCGATGCCGCAGCTGCTCGAAAACATCGATCGTTCGATGCGGATGTTCCCGAAGTTCGACCCGAACGCGGTCTATTCGAAGGAGCGGCACTGCTGGACGTTCGAGAGCGGGTACAAGTTCACGTTTGGCCACTGCCGCGAGCACGACAGCCATCAGGACTACCTCTCCAAGCAGTACACGCACCTCGCGCTCGACGAGGCGTATCAGTTCGAGGAGTTTCAGCTCGACGAGCTCGACGGGCGCGTGCGCTCCGCCGATCCGATCCTGAGCTTGCTGCTTCGCACGCGGCTGATGAGTAACCCCGCGCCGGGCTGGCTCAAGGCGCGGTTCGTCGACCCCGAGCCCAAGGGGAACGTGCTGCTCCGGCAGCGCGTGCACGACCCGGCGACGGGCAGCGTCGCTTACCGCACGCGGCTGTTTCTGCCGGCGCTGCTCGACGACAACCCCGACAAGGCGTTCGTCGCGCAGTACAAGGTCCGCCTGCTCTCTAAGCCCGCGCACATGCGCGCGCGTTACCTGTACGGCGATTGGAACAGCGTCGAGGGCGGGTTTTTCGAGGACGATTACAACCCGACCGTTCACCTGATCGACCCGTTCAAGATCCCGCGCGATTGGCCGAAGTTCCGCGCGATGGACTGGGGCTTCAAGGCGCCGGGCGTCATCGGCTGGTTCGCGCTCGACCCCGACGAAAACCTGTATCAGTTCTATGAATTCAACTTCCGCCTGATGCGCGACGCGGAGGTTGCGGCGCGCGTGCGCGAGCTCGAACAGCAATTCGGGTTTTGGGACAAGCGCGAAAACAAGAGCCGCCTCACCGGTGTTGCAGACACGCAACTGTGGGAAGAGCGCGGCGACAGCGGCAAGAGCAAAGCCGCCGTGTTCGCGTCGATGGGCATCTACTGGCAGCCCGCCGACAAGGCCTCGATCGCGCGTAACGCCGAGCGCATCAGCGAGCGGCTGCGCGATTACGACCGCGACAAGCCCCCCGGGCTGATGCTGTTTCGCGATTGCCGCAAGACGGCCGAGATGCTCGCCGGTATCGCCGTCGATGAGAACGACTCGACGGTGCCGGACAAGAAGAGCCCGCTCAAGCACTGGTTCGACATGCTCGCCTACGCCGCTGCTCGCGCCTCGCGCGGCCGGGGCAGCGTCTACATGCAGGCGCACGAATTCGACCGACCGGAGAACGACAACGACGAGGAGCCGCCGCGGCAAGCGAGCGGATTTGGGTACGGAACATGACCGTTTTCAGCAGCACGGCGGCACACGCCTTGAAGGCCACGCTCGACGACATGACGCGCGTCGACCAGCAGCAATATCTCGCGAGCGTCACACAGGCGTACCCGCGTTGGCTGCTGACGACCACGACCACGACCAGCGGGGAAATCCTCACCCATCAGCAGGCCGCGACCCAGGCCAACTGGGCCTATCTCGGCGGCGGGATCTGGCAGGTGCCGCCGCAGCACGACGAGAAGCTCAATCCGATGCCGGAGGAGCTCATGCAGTGCACGCGGCCCGTTGCCGTCATGAAGCGTTGCACGTGCGGCGGGGCGAGCGTCGGCGGCGGTCACTCGGACTGGTGTGATCTGACATGAGCAACGAGCTTCCGATCGAGGAACAGCGCATGCCGAAGTGCAGCGGCCACCTCTGTTCGATTCGCTGGCAGAAGAACCTCGCAAACCCCCTGCACGTCTGCCCGTACAAGGCCGACATTTACGGCGACGAGACGACGCTCTGCGATTGCTGCGATTCGTGTCGGCAAGAGTGCGCCGACGACGTCTGAGGCACCATGGACGAACCTGAAGAGACCGTGTTCGAGCTCGGGCAAGAGACGAAAGCGGAAGAGCCGTTTTCGTACGACGAGGAGGCGATCAACCTCGTCGCCGACTTCAAAAAGCACCCCGAAGGGCAGGCCGCGATCAAGCGCATCGGGATGAAGTGCATGACCGATTTCGATGCGGCGTGGGAGGCGACGGGCAAGTTCCGCAAGAACATGAGCGACGTGTGGAAAATCTTCTCGGGCACGCTCGACCCGAAGGATCCGCCGCTCGACAAGATGAGCAACGCGCACGTGCCCATCCTGATGGAGAACACGATCCGGATGGTGTTCCGGCAAGCCTACGAGCTGTTTGGGAACTGGACCAATGTCTTTGGCGTTACTCCTATCGGACCTGATGACGAACGAGTCGCGAAACTGCTGTCGCTTCACGGCAATTGGCAGATTCGCAAGCGAATCAAAGACTTCAAACGGCAGCTCGGCCATCGCGGTCTGCTCATCTTCGACCTGTTCGGGGACGTTACGTGCCACTCGTACTGGGATCCGAAGCGACGGTACAACCGACACGAGATCCTGACCGCGAACGAGTTCGTGTGCGCCAACGCGCACGTCTCGACCATGCCGGATTACTCGGACGTGTCGTGGGTCGCCAAGATCATCAAGATGGACGGCCACGAGCTGCGCGGGCAGGACGGCACGTGGGAAGACGTCGGGACGGTGCTCAAGCACATGCCGCCCGCGTGGGACGAGGGCGTGAGCCAGGAGATGCGCGAAACGGTCGACAAGGCGCTCGGCGTCGACTCCTCCGCGTACAAGGCGAGCGCGTACGAGCTCATCCAGTACGAGGGATGGATCAACCTGCCGCCGTCGACCGAGAAGGGCCCCAACGGTGAGCCCAACGAGCCGCGCGATCGCTACTGCAAGGTGATCATCGACCGGCAGACGAAAACGGTCATGGCGCTCAACATCCACGAGCGCGTCGACCCGTACGACAAGCGCCGCTACGAGTTCGAGATGGGGCAGCTGCAGCAGTACCAGCAGGGGCTCGCGCAGCAGCAGCAGTTCATGCAGCAGCAGGAGGCTACCAAGCGCGAGGCGCTCAGTATGGGCCACTCGATGGATCCGACGGGCGACGGCCCGGCGCAAGCCATCATCATGGCGCGCGCCGTCGAGGAGATGCCGCCCCCGCCCGAGCCGCAGATGCCGGAGTGGATGCAGGGCAACCCCAACGCTCAGCCGCGCCCGCCCGAGACGCGGCCGATTCAGATGTTCGCGCACGGCGTCAACATCGAGCCCATTCAAGGCATCCTCGGCATGGGCACGGGCCTCATTCACGCCGACCTGAACCGCGCCGCGAACGTCGCGCTGCAGGCCTTCATCGATCAGGCGTTTCTCGCCAACTTCAAGCAGTTCCTCGCCAAGGGCGAGCTCCGGCTGCCGGAGAAGTTTCAGATCAAGCCGGGCGGCTTCATCAAGGTGGAGGGCGCGGTCGACCTGCAGAAGGATCTGATGCCGCTCGACTTCGGGGAGGCGAACCCGCAGCTCCTGAGCCTCATCGAGTCGTTCGTCCGCTACGGCAACACCGTGAGCAACACCCCCGAGGTGCTGAGCGGCGAATCGGGCAAGAGCGGCGAAACGGCGCAAGGCCTCTCCGCTCGCATCGAGCAGGCAACCAAGATGCTCTCGGTTCCGACGGGCAAGTACGCCGACTTCCTCTCACAGGTGCTCGAAAACAACGCGGCGCTCAACGCCATCTTCCTCGACGATGCGGAGTTTTTCTCGGTCAACAACCACGACCCGATGCTCGGCCCCATGGGGCGGCAGGTCTTCAGCGTGGGCCGCGAGATGTACGATCGCCCCTACGACGTCGAGATCAGCGCCGACCTGAAATTCACGAGCACGAGCCAGCGCATCAGCGAGGCCGACGCGCTCGTGCAGATGCCGAACGCCGTCCCCGAGCTCGCCGCCAACTTCGCGTTCAAGCATGCCGTGATTAGCAAGAGTCTCGAGGCGCGTAACCGCTTCGACCTCATCAACCTGATGGGGCAGCCCCCCCAGCCGCCCCAGATGTTCGGCATGCCGACGACCCCGCCCATGCCGCCCCCCGGCATGGCGCCTCCGGGCGGCCCCCCGCCTCCGGGCGGCGCCCCCAAGCCTGGCAACGACAACGGCAAGCCACCGGCTCGCCCACAACCCCCACCCAAGGCCGCGTAAATGGCAAACGCACGACGGCGCCGCGCGCAGCGCACCGACGACGACTATTTCGAGATCCTGCTCTCCGACGCCCTGCCCCAGCTGCTCGCGCAGGGGCAGATCACGGCCGGGGCGGCGTGGGCCTTTTACGTCGAGGGCGACAACCTCGTGATCGTGCGCACGCAAGCGACGCGCGACAATAACCCACCGCAAACCTGATGCGTGAGCTCGCGCTGTTCGAGCAGTACCTGATCGGGCTCCGGCAAGAGCTCCTTCAGCGCGGGCACCGCCAAGCTCTCGCAGCGCAAGAGCTCGACGACTTGCTCCACGTGCGCACGACGGCGTGTGAGGCGGAGCTCGTCGAGCGCGTGATTGTGGCCCTGCGCGCGCTGAACGCGGACCCGGGGCAATTCATCAAGGAGTACCTCAAGTGACCAAGACGATCTATTCGTTCCCCACGCAGATCGAGAAAACCTCGGCGTGGTCGTCTCCCGGCGAGAAGATCGAGCTCGTCGACCACGAGCTCGAGGCGGCGAAGCGCCGAACCGAGCTCATCAAGTCGCGCATGAGCCCGCCCGGCGCGCTCGGGCTGCCGCCACTGCTCGAAAAGCACCGGCTCAAGTACGGGATCCCCGACGGGGCGTTTGCGAGTCAGGCGCTGTTCGATCGGATTCACGTTTTCCCCATCGATCACGGCGAGGGGGAGGCGGTCGAGAAGACCACGGGCGGCATCATCAAACCGACCACGACCAAGCTCAAAGACAAGCAGGAAGGCAACCGCGGCGTGCTCATCAGCGCGGGCCTGACTGCGATGGATCGCCTCATGAGCCATGGCGTCGAGCTCGGCGATATCGTGGTCACGAACAAGAACGTTCCGTTTGCACGCCGCTGTGAGGAGCTCAGTAACTTCACCATGTTCTATCTCGTGATGCGCGAGGCAGACTTGGCGAGCGACGAGTCGCTGATGGAGCGCATCCGCGCGGGTGAACAGAAAATCGTCGAGGTGGGCGACCCGTACGCCTACGAGCATCAGGTGGCCTCGAACGACAACGGCGAGTGGAAGTTCGCCAAAAAGCAAAGCGTCTACATCAACGACACGTGGTGATCTATGAGTGGTGACTTCATGCAGGGCGACCCCGATCGCCAGTCGAGTGCGATCCCCTTCTCGGACGACGACAAAGAGAGCGCCGAGAAAGACGACGCCTTCGACGAGCTGCCAGCGACGGCGAGCCCCGAGGAGCGCCTCACTCGGCAGCGGAAGAAAGACGAACGAACCAAGCGCCTGCTCGACGAGGGGCGCAAGAACGGCGAGGAGGTAAAGACCCTCCGCGAGAAACAGAGCACGCTCGAACGCGAGCTCGCCGAGCTGCGCGCCCGCGTGAACCAGCCGCCGCCCCCGGCGCCCCCGGCAGACGGGAAAGACCCGTACGAGGCCGCGCTCGACGCCGTGTATGAAAAGCAGGGCCACGCCTACCAGGCTGCGCAAGCCGAGATCAAGGCGGGCACCTGGACGGAGGAGCGGCAGCGCTACTACGAGAAAGTCGCGCGCGACATCGAGGCCGAGAAGACCAAGATCCACATCCAGGCGGGCATCGCGCGCGACGCGCAGAATCGGCGCGCAGAATCCGCGCAACAGGTGTGGGTCAACCGTTACCCGGAGGTGTACGGCAATCAGCGCGCCTATCAGTACGCCGAGGCGACGTTCCGGCGCCGGCAGGCGATGGGCGACGCCGTGACGAACGAGCTCGTGGACGAGGTGATGCGCGAAGCGATGACCACGTTCAAGCTCGGCCCCAAGACGGCGCCGACCGCGAGCGAGAAGAGCCGCCTCTCGGGCGTGAGCGCTGGAGGTAATTCGGGCAGCTCGTCGCGCGGCGCCGACGGCATCACGCTGACGCCCGAGCTCCGGCGCATGGCGATCGCCGCGTACAGCGACCTCTCGGAGGCGGACGCGATCAAAAAGTGGGTGAATGGCTCGGGAAAACGGCTGCGAGAGAAAAAGGTTTTGTGACGCCCAAATCCTGACACTTGACTGACAGCCCGGTCTCTGCTTCCCTGATTGCTGCGTTCGCTCCCTAGGGCGTGTCCTTGGGGAGTGAGCGCACCCAATTTGTCGGTGGCCCTGCTTCCCACGCATGGCGCGCCTGAACCCGGTGGGTCTCAGGCGCAGCGTTGGCAGACGAGCAGACTCAGGCGAGCAAACCCAAGGGCATCAAGCGTGAGGACCCTCCGCCGCGCCCGGTAGAGCAGCTCGCCAATCGCGGCTACCTGCAGGGAGCCGACCCAACCAAGCACTACGTCTGGGTCGCCGAGATCAACGATCCGACGATCAACATCGGGTACTACGAGCACCTCGGTTACAAGATCGCGCAGTTCGATCCGGACGAGGCGCGGCCGACGCTCGGCTACAACAAGTTCAGCCAAGGGGACCCCATCAAATCGATGGGCATGGTGCTGATGGAGTGCTCTGTCGAGCGCAAAGCGGCGCTCGATAAACAGGGCTGGGATCGTGCCTCCGAGATCGAGGACACGATCCGTAACCGCGAAGTCGACCCGCTCTCAGCAGAGGAGCGGCGGAGTTTCCGCGGAATCACGAGCGTACGCACCGAGCAGGACGACCGCCGCAAGTGGCAGTTCTGACCGGGGCATGACCCTTCACGAATAAGGATCGACCTTGGCAAATACCCACCGGTACGGGATGCGGTTCGTCCGCAGCATCAGCGGCAACGATACGCCGCAAATTTTCACGTTCCCGCTCGTCACGGGCTTGGCTCCGACGACCGTGATCGGCGCCGGCACGAGCGTGAACCTCAACATCGGCGACCCCGTCAAGCTCCGCGAGGACGGCACGATCGATCTCGTTCAGACGGGCCAGGACAGCTCGGGCGCGAACACCGACTCGGACGACTTCGTGTTCGGCGTCATCGTCGGCTTCCCGCGCGTCATCGTCGGCGGCTTCCCGCGGCCCGGCTCGTTCTACACGACCGGCACGACCTATTCGGGCGGCATCGGCAGCGACACGGCCCCGCTCGTCTCGGTCATCCCCGCCGCGGGGAACATCTTCGAGATCGACGCCAACGCCGTCGTCGGCGCCGGCACCAAGAGCGCGTGTCTCGCCGTCGTCGGTCAGACCGCGCGCATCGCCTATAGCGTGCTGACGACCGGCACCGGTCAGCCCAAGGCGAACCCCTTGCTCAACGTGGCGGATCTCGCCGCGGGCGGCGCCAACCAGCTGCAGCTCGCGGTGCTCGGGCTCGGCAAGGCGGGCGACTCGATGGACTTCGCCAGCACCAACGTGACGTTCCAAGTCCAGTGCACGGCGCTCGATATGCCGCAGCAAGGCGACCCGTCGATCTTCGGCGCGAACGTCGAGTGAGGAATGACCAATGAGTGAAGTTTTCACCAGCACAGCGGCCCTCGCGCTCAAGCAGACGCTCGAGGACATCGACACCGACGACAGCGGATCGGACGGCTCGAAAGCGGTTTTCACCAAGTGGATGACCGTCAAGAGCATGGCCGACAACTATGTCGAGTTCTACGAGATCGCAGGCTCGGGCCTCGCGGGTGAAAAGCCCGAAGGCGAGAGTATCCCCGTCGGGACGATCTACGAGGGCCCGCTCACCCGGTTCAATGCGCGCACCTACGGCCAGCGCATGATCGTGAGCGACGAGGCTCTCGAAGACATGAAGTACGACAAGGTCATCATGGCGGCCAAGCGCAACAGCCGGTCGCTGTGGAAGCTTGCCGACTTCGACGCGACGCTGATTCTCGTGCGCGCCA